AATTAAACTTTAAATAATTATGCAGAGGTGATTGTTTCCCATTTAGTCCCGTTTGAGAATATTAATTTTGCTCCTGAAAGATATATCGTTCCTGCTGCTGTAGCGTCAGAATTTGCATTTACAGTAGGTAATAATAAAACACTTGGTAAAACTGGGTCTCCGATTACTTCCATAGAATTATTTCTCCTTTTTGGCTTTTACTTTTTCAACACTAGCCAAATAAACTTTAACATCTTCTGGTATACTAGAATTGGTTTTCTCTAATTTATCAATATCTTCTTTACTCATTAAATGAAACCATTTTTCACCACGTAGAACTTGAAATTTATAATTCATTATTCGGTCCCCGTTATTGTATAAATCGATTTTTTATGTATAATTTGAATTTGTCCCATTTGCCAACTTCTAAAGATAGTGCTTATTCCTTCATCAACAATTTTAGCTGATTGGAAACCTAGAGCTGATTGCCATTGAGCAGTTTTATCTCTAATTATAATCATAGCTTCTGCGTCAGTTACTGAAGTAGTTTTAACTATTGTTAGTCCACACACTTGCCCCATTTTACCATTGGAAACAACGTCGGCTGTTTTAAATGTTGGATTGTTAATTACTTTAGAGTTTTGCATTAATGAAGCGTAGTCATGAGGATTCAATAATAGAACACCTCCACTTTGAGCGTCATAATTATTTTCGTCCATAGCTTGAATACCCCTTAAGATATCATTAATTGGATTTTGATTAGTAGCTGTAGCATTGTCCCATGTAGCAACTGCCCCAACTGTTCCTGAAGTTCCTGTAGCTGCAGTTAAAGCTGCATAAATAGCAATATCTATTCTGTTAACGATTGCTTCAGCAATTCCATCTACAGTTCTTGCTTGCATATTGAAAGCTCCTAATCTTAAATCTTCAACAGAGATTTTAGCTTCTGCTCCATACTTAATACTTTCGCTAGAAGTTTTAGTCCAAGCTCTATTTACAGTAGGAAATTCTGAAAATTTACCAATTCCTTTAATATCACGAGTTCCCGACGCTGTTAAAATAGTTGCGTCTTCTTCATAATAAGTTTCAGTTAAATTACTTGATTTTAATTGTTTTAATAATGGTTTTAATTTAAACTTTTTAGCTGCTAATACTGTAACAACTTTAGAAATGTTCTCTCCTCTAACGTCTGCTTCTCCAGGTCTATCTGACATTATGATAAGCTCCCTATCTTAACTTCTCCTGTACCACCACCAGCGATAGTTTGCAATGCTTTTCCGAAAGCTTTACCATTCAATAAATCAGCTGCTATTGCTGCTTTAATTAAATTAGCTCCACTTAACGCAACTGCTGCCCCTGTTGTAATTCCAGCTCCTGCATCAGTTAATAAAAATGTTCCTTCAGTAAATAATCCTAAATCAACAACGCCGTTGTTTGCTACTTTTTCAGTTGCAGCAATACCAGCAAAAACATCTGCTCCTGAACTTGCAGCTGCAGTTCTAGGGTCTGATAATTTACAAAGAGTATATTGTGGGATTCCTGCGTCTTCTGCTACAGTAAAATCATGAGATTCATAAGGTCCTTCAATTTGAGTAGCTTCGTTTGCCATGCTTTAACTTAGGTACCCTAGTATATAAAGTTTTCTAAATCTGTTCAATTCCTTCTTTAAATTTATCTTTCTTAAAAGGTCCCCAATGAAAAGCACAACCCCCAGCTGGTCCGTTATGTTTCATAATAACTTTTAGAACATCTTTTTTAATATTCTTTTTTTCAGTATGGGGGAAAGCTAATTCATAAGTCTTAATTTCTCTCGGCATTAATTGTAAAGCTCCGATAATCTTTCCAGTTTTTTTATCAATATAATTATAATAAATATCCTGAAGGTCTTCGACAATTCTACGAATTAATTTTGGAGAGCCTCTTAAGATTAAATACTTGTGCATAATTCTTCTAATTTTTTTAAAACAAATTCATTAATTTCGATTCCAATTTCACAATCTTCTTCGATTTTCTTTCCTTTTTTTCGGCTATCGATTTGAAGTTTTTTAATTGTTACAATGGCTTCTTTAGTCTTTTTAATTTCTTCTAGAATAACTTCTTTTGTTAAAATCATTTCATTAAATCAATTTCTCCACGTTCAAATTTGGCAGTAAATTCTTCGTCGGTTTCAGGCACAGGTGTTGGTTTGGATTCCCCAGCATTACTTCTTCCTTCTCTTTTTTCTCTTTCTGCGATGTCTTCTTCTCTAGCCAAGATTTCTTCTCTTCTGTCAAGCTCTGCTTCTTTTTCTTTAAATGCCAGCTCCTTTGGTGTTTCCTTTGATTCCCCCGAAGTCTCTTTTTGTATTTCTTGTGTTTCTTTTTCTTCATTTGTCATGTTTATTGTCCTCCCTCTAACTCTATTAATCTCAATTCTTCAGCTTCTTCAAATTTACCTTCTCTAATTAATTTATAATATTCTGCGTCTTTACCCATATTTTCCAATTCTGTTTGTCTTGATTTTTCTTTTGACTTTTCAAATTCAGAAGTTTCATTTCCTGCTGCAATTTCTCTTGAATTATTTATTAAAGTTTGCCAGCCTTTATTCGCTTCAGTTTGAGCTTTAGCATAATTATTAAAAGAATCTAATACATTTTTATAGGGAATTTTTGATGGTACTTCTTGAATTAATAAATTTGAATCATCTAATAATTCTTGAGCTTCATCTATTTTTCCTGCTTCGATTAATTTAGCCATTGGAAAACTCATCGCTTGCAATGCTTCTTCTTTTCCAAATGCTGCAAAAGGGTATGAGCCTATAACCCCTATAAGAACACTTGCTCCTCCAATAGTTAACCCTAACTTTCCTAAAAAGGCTTTGGTTAGTCCTGTCGATTTTGCATTAGTAGTAAATCTTGTAGCAACTGCTCTATTTCCAGCATTGAATATTTTTTCAACTCCTGTAGTTGCCTGTCTTCCAGCTATTGCTCTTTGAGTTGTAATAGTTGTTCCTTTTCTAATTAAATTTCCTGCTGCGTTCTTTCCTGTATTTAATGTTGTAGCAGTTCTAGTTATAACAGCTTTTCCTCCAACTTGTGCAGCTTTAGCTCCTAAAGCTCCTGTGGCTGTTCCAACGGTTGCCACCGTTGCTAAAGTACTTGCTAAAACTCCTGTAGTTTTTGTACTTCCCAAAACTCCTTTAATCTTCTCTCCAACTTTATCACTTTGCCTTAATCTTTTCGTTAAATCTTTTTGACTTTCTCCTTCTTTTCTACTAATTTTTCCCTTCTCATTAATTCCAGTTTCTTTAGTTTTATTCCTAGCTGCTGCTTGTGCTTCTTGCCTAGCTTTAATTGGAGCTGCTTCTTCTTGGGAAATTAACCTGATACTTCCTTTTTGTTTTTTCTTTTTATTCCAAAATGCCATTTAATAAAATTTGAATAAACCAAATGCTCCTTTTTTACTTTGTATAGATAACTCTTCTTTTAATTGAGTACAGAAAGCAATTCCAAAACCTGCAATAGCAAATCCTATACTAGTACAATTTATACTACCTGTAGAGAAAGCCCCAAAGAAAACTAAAGCTCCTGCTATAATTGAATTAATTATTACTTTTGGCTTAAGGATTTCTTTATAGGATAACATTTTAAGCTTGTTCTCCTACTTTTGTATTTCCTTCATCAATATTTGTTGGTCCATCTTTTTTATTATCTGATAATAATTCGTTTTCTAATGAGGCTGGAAATTCTAAATCAAATACTAAATTTATTTGTGAGAGAGCTTGTTCTTCAATATATAATTGGTCTTCTTCTACATTTTGCTGGAAAGCCAAATAAACTATGCTTGTAGCTTTTTCTGTAAATTCTGAACTTCCTCCGACAATGATTTGAGGTGTTTGTGATGTTTGGTAAAATTGTTTATTCAAATAATCTAACCAGGGTAAAGGGTTTAAAGTAGCATTTGGAGCTACTGCTAAAACTTCGGGTACAACAACATCTTTAGGAATATACATATTTTCTCCTTCTGAATGGGCTTTATCATTTGTTGCTTTAAATTTTGCAATTTCTGTAGTGTCATCAGTATCTAAATGAAATATCATTACTGGTTTAACGTGCCTTTGCATTAATGTTTTCATAGCTTTTTGAACTTCATGCTTTGCTAAAATTATCCATTCTAGAGAATCAATCATAGAAATTCCATGTATTTCATCAGCTACTCTATTTCTAGTTAAATGGAAAATTTCTTCCGGCTCAAAAAGTATAGATTTATCTCCCTCCGTTTTAGAGATTTGCTCATATCTTATAATTATTCCTTTAGGGTTAACAACAATTTTCATAACTTCAGGGTCTAGTGTTTTTATATTCAGTAAATTTTCTTCATCATCCCTAATAATTTCAGCATAAGAATCCCCTCCGATTAACATTGTTCTTAATAGGTTTTCTAGAATGGTATTAAAAGTATCGCTTCCTATTCCTTTAATTGTATCTAAAAGCATTGTAGTCTCTTCATCTGCCTTAAATCCTTTTCCAATAGTCCATGTAGCTCTAGCGTCGATAACACTTCTTAATTCAGGAATCATTTTATAATAAGCTAATTGTTGGGTCCAGTTGTCATTAATATAAGTTGTTTCTTTATCTCCCGTTGGTCCGTCGGTGTGTTGGGTTGCTACTGAATAATCTGATATAGCTCCGTCTAGGTTGCTCGAGACTGCTGAATCTATGTATGTTTCTGGCATTTTAAATTGTATAAGTTACTCTCCCTCCATAACAAGAATCATCATCTCCTAAAGTTATTTCTAAAACATATACATAAGTTGCATTATCTACTGTTCCATCTAAAATAGAGGTATCTTCAGTATTAGCAGTTGTTGTTGCAATAGTTGTAATGGCTCCTCCAAATTCGTATCTTTGTAATTTCCATGTATTTGTTGAATCACTTCCAGATACTCTAGCAGCAATTATAGTTGCTCCATCTGGAATTTGTATATTACAATAAACTGCTCTAGCTGTTCCAGTTTTATTTTGAATAGAATGAGCATTTCTTGCATGGTATTCTGATTCAAAAACATTCTGAAATTGACTTCCTGCAACACTTGCATATTTAGTTCCTGAAGTTGTAGGATTTGCGTTAGTTTCTCTAACGTCTCTTTGTCCGAATAAATTACCCCAATTAAAACTCATAAACTAAAACTCTCCATTATTTTATCAAAAGAAAAGAAGACACTTTGTTTTTTATCTTCAAAATCAACAGCAAAATTATTTCTAATCATTTCTTCATTAATATTCATTCCATTAGATAATATTTCTCCTATAATTCTTCCCCATTTACCCACTCTATTTTTAGGATTAACAATAATATTAACTTCTTCTCCTTCTATCAAATCAGTTAATTTTCTTTTACTTTCTTCTCCACCATTTTCAGATAATTCAGCTGCAGCAATATTGGCTAATCTTATTGTAGTTAAGAAACTTCTGAAATTAGTTGAAACTTTAATAGTATCCCCATCAATTACTTTAACAACTTTCCCTATAAAGTCTTCTGTAATTTGTTTATGGGGACTTTGAAAATATAATTCATTCATTTGATTATTCCTTAATTCAGGATATTTTTTAAAATCGTGTTTAGGCATTTTTAATAAAAGTCTCCTGTTTTTTATCTCTTAATAAAGATATTCCTCTTAATGCAGAATCTCTTAAAACTGTTATCATATCTTCTGCTTCTATCAAACTTGTATAACCACTCATATCAAATTGAATAACATAAATTGCAGCTAAATTAGATGATACTTCAGATAATATTTTCTTAACATCATCATTTAAAGTTGAATAAGTATCTGAGAAATTAAATCTTACAGCTACATTAATAAAACTTTCAGCTTGGGACATATAAGAATTTATATAAGCTTCTACGTTTGATGTTGCTGAAGCATTAGCTCCTGTTTTTTCTTGAACTTCAAGCGTTGTTGCGAATATTCCTGTGTCTGCCATGTTTTTTTTAATAAACGTAAATATTTAAAGTTTTGTCTTTGATACAATAAGCAGCCCTATTCAATGCTTCTACAATATGGGAATAATTCCCATAAATTCTTAACTTTCCATCTCCATAATCCATCTGTATACTTCGGAGAGAATGCAGTACTCTAGGGTCATCTAATAATTCAATATTTCCTTTTTCCATAAGATTTTTTAAATTAGCATAAAGAAATTCTTTTAATAACGGTTTGTATTTTTCCTTTCTATCTACTAATCTTTTTGCATTATTAATTGCCACAATCTTTCTTTTAGTTTGAATGTCCTCGAATAAAATATCAAAAACTCCTACTCCCAATCCTCCATCATCAATATATATTTTTTTATGTTTCATACTTCTATCTTTATGAATAATCAGCCTCGCTGTATCAGTTAAAGTTTGAGCGTCAGGGATTGTTAAATCATATTGTACCAATTTCTTTTTATTAATTCTATCCACAGAAGTTAAAACAGTTTCATCTCCTCCCATTCTTGCAACATCTATTCCTTGAAAAACATTTCCTATTGGAAGGTGTTTTTTTACTTTACAACACATTTCTATTAAACTATCTGGAAAATATCTTTGAATCCCCCCTACAAATAATCCTTCATATTCTTGTTGATATTGTAATTTAGTCATTCTTTCTTTTTCATCATCTAGGAAATTAAGCATAGAAGTCTTTTGGGGGTCCGTTCTATCTTTCGCAACTTCAGGAGTTGATACGTGAAATGAAGTGAATTTTGAATCGTGGAAACAACGATAGAAGTATCCCTCACTTCCGAAGGGAGTTGAAAGGAGGACTATATCTCCTCCCGTAGTTGCGAGCATAGGAGTAACTGCAGCCCATACTTCCTCTTTAATGAAAGCTGCTTCATCTGCATAAAGTCTGTTAATAGTATAACCTCTAATTCCATATCCTGAATCTCCAGTAGGTAAACAATAAATTCTAGTTTTATTTTTTAATTTTAATTCATGTTTTGTTGGTTTATCTTTTCCGGTCATAATAGCATTTTTATCTTTAGCTAAAAGTTTAGATAAAATTTTCTCAAATAATAATAATGCCTGTCTTTCAGTCGAAGCAATTACCATTATTATTTTCTTAGGGTTTTCTAAAGCATAAATAGCAGCATCTTCGGATATGACTTCAGATTTACCAACTTGTCTTCCAGAACAAATTGCTTTATTTCCTTTAGTGGCTAGAAGTCTTTTTTGCCATGGGTCCCATTCAAAGTCTATCATGGTTTTCATCATTCGTTTTAATTTGGTGGCATGGTTTGCACAATACTTGTAAATTATCCACTCCACAGAATAAACGTTCAATATATTCGTCCCAGGATAATATTTCTCTATCTACAGGTACTACGGGTTGTATGTGGTCTACTTGTACATCACCCATTGGAAAACAAAGCCCACATATTGCACATACGCATTGAACTCCTCCTCTTACTCCTTTTTCTGTTGGGTGAATAGCTAAACTCAATGCTAATTTCTTATTTGGCATATATCGAGCTAATTCTCTCAATTTTCCCATGATATCCTTATTTAACTTGCTGTTTTCCATTTTAAGCCCCTCTAACGCATGATAATTCTTTTTCCGATATATCCCTCATAATATTCGTAGTTTTATCTTTAATTTTATCATAAGCCATGCCCCGATGAATAATTTCTCTAGTTCCATCAATGAGTACTGCAACTGCCCTGCAGTCTTTCATAGCCAAATCTAAATAATCCATTGAAGTTCTTCTCGAAGCTCCAAATAATAAATTTATCTCCCTAACTAAATCTTCATAATCAACTGATACCCCACTTTCTAAAACTTTTCCAAGGTTTCTAGAAATAATCTTAATTTTGTATAATCTATTTTCTTCTAATGACATACAAACTCAAGTGTGTTCTAGTTTATATATTTATCGTTTTGTGTGTCTATGTTTTTTTTGAAACTCTATGACAAACAATCTCGCCAAATTTTTATTTAAACCTGCTCTGTCACCCCTCTGTAGTAAGTCTCTTTGTATATATAGTTTCGGCTTGTGCCTTTACTAGATAGGTTCCTAGAAAAACAGGAACACACAGCAGAAGGACCTGCTGTATTAAATTATCTTGTTTCTAATAGAACATCAGAGTTTAAATATAATATTAAGAACGGATTAATTACGACAGCAGTCTTTTAAAATTTGTGAGTGGAGTCCTATACACAAATAAAACAAAACAACTAACAATCGCTAATAACTAACCGAGAGCCGTAAGGCTCGAGGTGTAGCAGTTGTTTAAACAACTGCGTATCACCTACCTCCAACAGCGATACAGCCTGCAGCTAGCCTGCAGGTAGCAGCCTACAGCCTTACAAAGCCGAAGGAGCTAGGCGAGTGAGGATTGTTAAGGCTTTAGGGCTGTGATATCAACTACTGCTGCTGAGGCAGCCCACAGCAGCAGCTATTGCAAATTCAACATTTAAATCCTGCTATATTCGAGCTGGCTGTGGGTAGAATTGAGTTTAGCTACGCTAAACTCAAGTAACGCTGCTATTTAAATGTTGCGAGAATGTGGCGTAGCAAAAAAAGGGAGGCTAGTAGCTAGATCACTTCATAAGGTCTTATTCCATTAATCAATGCTTTAAGGTCTTTTACAATTGCTTTTTGTTCACTTACTATATCAGTTTTTAATAACTGTTCAAACCAATAAATAGATAGTTTAGCTTTTCTTTCATCGTAGTTACTCAACATCTTTAGCCA